ACCAGTATTTAAGCAGGGCCGCAGAGCGTGGACGTCCACGGCGAGGCCGCAGGGCCGCAGAGCTATGGCCGCGGACCATCGAGCGGGGCCGCAGAGCCAAGCACATTAGCATAATGATCAAAGATGCGGGGCCGCAGGGCCTTGAGCAGGGCCGCAGAGTTCTTGAACGAAGAACCATGGGCCTCGGACAGGCCACCAGCTAATAGGTTCGGGCCCTCGGACCCCTCAAACAAAACAAGGGCGCCCGTAGAGAGGGCCTTGACCAAGAAGAAACTCAGCCCCCCGCGAGAGTGATATGCCATATGCCAAGCCGCCTGATGAGGCGAGACTTTTACGGCGTTAGACTTACTTACCTTCAACTCTATCCAAACGGGCAAGCCTTCCCAAAGCAAATGAACATCAGGTACACCGCCGCCGTGCTTGTTTTCAATGCGTGTAGCATAGGTATTTTTAGGTAGGTTGCTCCTCAACATACTCCAAAAGTTCGCCTCCGGTCCTCGGCTCATCTGTTACATCCTTATAGTCTGCATCGATCACGAAAGCTTGCGGGTATTGTTTCTGCAAAGCGGCCAGACGAGAGGTGATCTCATCCCGTGATAGCTGGTCCAATGTGTTGATGTTTTCCCGTCGATCAATAGTAAGGCCACCCAAAGCGGAGCGAATTTTTTCTGCGTTGATGGCGGCAGAGAATTGACCTGCATCCTCGGCTCCTTGCGACAGCTTATGCAATCGTTCAAGTTGTCCTATTGTGGTGACAGCATAGCGTCGTTCCCGTTCAGCCCGTAGCTCAGTGATGTACTCCAAGACATGAGGGTAGTCGCGACCGTTCAATAGTTTGGAAGCTGTGACAGGCGCAACATCATGAGAGTACCCAGCCTTACGGGCGGACTCAGCGTTGGAGTATATCCCCTCTACTACATGACGAGCGAAGGTCATCTGTCTGGTGGTGATCTTGCGACCATGTTCATCTTCGGTTTTCTTTTTCAGTGAAGTCATAACACCCCTCCTATTCCACAACCATACAACAAGCAGTAGGCTATGCCAAGTTCTCCTATAGCTTATATCCTAGGTCGAAGTGTAATAGTAAAACCAAGAATCTACCCTTGGGCTGGTTGAAATGTTCTCAACTATTACACTATTCTGTAATACCTACACCTGTTTGTAATAGTGTTTGTAATACCTATCACACTACCTAACAGTATGGTTTTGTTATCTTATTCTTGCCTGCTTCTACAACTATTACAACTATTACACTTTTGCCTCGACTTTTTATTGCACTACACTTTTTTCTGTCAGATTGCTCTATATGTAATGTTAACCCATGGCCGTGGACCGAGGTCCGAGAAAAAAGCACTTGCCCCCTTGAATTATATGTGCATACTCCACAACTAGAGTACATTAATTATCTTAACCAATGTGAAAAGGAAGACCACCATGAAACTCCAACTCAAAGCAATCAAGCATACTGAATGGGCAAGTGAAGAGACACATTGCTACCAAGCGTCTTTGTTTGTGGACGGCAAGCCTGTTGCTATTGTTAGCAACGATGGGCACGGCGGATGCGATCGTGACTATGACCACCCTAAGTTCAAGGGTGACTACCGCGCTACGATGAATGCGGTACACGAGTATTTCAAATCATTACCGAATGAGCCTAGTGAGTGGAGTGAGGATGGTTTTGCTCAGTCATTAGAGGGTTGGTGCGGTGATCAGGTCAATGAGTTCCTCAGTTCGCGTGAGTTAAAGCGCAAGTTTAAGTCTCATGTTTTGGTTCAACTCAAGTACAAGGAAGGTATTTTCCAGACCAAGTACCACCCGACTGTGACCAAGGGTGAGTGGATCATTGACAAGCAGGCGGGTGAGACCCGTCGCATCTTAAACGACATGCCTTTTGACGAGGCTCTAGCAATATGGAAGACAACCTAATGGCGTATGTTGATACCATTCCTGCACTGACTGAAGAGTATACATTCTGGTGCAAGGCACAGGGTTTGAAGTGCATTGATGCGATGGAGTTGATCCATGAGGATGAGCTTACGCGCCATCAGAATGCTTGGGTTGTTCAGTTCATGGAGCGTTGGGAAGCGGCTTGGGATCGTGAGCTTGATGATGAGTTGCAAGACCTTGAGGCTTGGGATCGTGAGCTTGATGCTGAAGATGCCGCCTTGCAAGAGTGCTGGCATAGAGAAGGGGGTGAGTGATGAGCGTTATATTATCTCAAGATATGTACATCAATTTATATGCCAACATGGCGGAGGCTATGTTGGTGGAGCATCAAGGTGGTCTCATTGAACTGTACGTCACTGAAGAGAACGGCGATGAGCGTTTTACTGACGAGGCTCAAGATATTTTCAACGACTACTGCGACCTTGTTGAACAGGTTCTCGCGGACACAGGCATAGAGAAGGCGGATTTATAATGGGACTAGACATGTATCTAACTGGGGACAAGTATGTTCCTGAGTATCAGGACAATTTACCGAGGGCCAAGGTCGATAGTTATCCTGTCGAGAGCCAGCGATTAAAGATGGGATACTGGCGCAAGCACTGGGCTCTGCACAATTACATCGACTCCAATTACTGCGAGGATGGTTCAGTTAAGATTGAGTTGGAGTCGGAGGATCTGCGTAATATTGCCGATGCCGTGGAGCAAGGTGATTTGCCAGACGCCGACTACTCAGGGGAGACCGATGCATACCACAAGGAGCCGGAGCAAGTAGCGGAGACCTTGAAGATACTACGCGCCGCCGCCGATTGGTTGGACAAGAAAGACAACACTTGGAAGTCTGTCGAATACTATGGGAGTTGGTGATGAACTTAACTGACTTCGCCGCGTTGATTGGTTTCGCTTGCGGTATTATCGTGGGCGGAACTATTGTATTTTTTACTTTAACTTTTTTATGGATATGCTGAAAATGAGTAGTCAAGATATGGATCGTCTGTTGGACGAAGTGTTTGCAAAAGTGTTCGGGAGTAGATGGTGATGTTAAATCTTATAAAGATAAATATGCTGTTTCAGGAACAGTTTGTTGATCTGAAGGCAAGATTACATTCGGATCACATAATTGCTTTTAGTTTTATTTACGAAACAATTGAGCAAATGAACCTCAACGACTTACAAAAGGCTTTATCTTTGCCGCAAGCGAAGGTTCACAGATCTGCAAAAAATCTTAAAGAAGCTGGTTTGATACACATGTTTAGGTGCGAAAAAGACAGCAGAATGATAACAGTAGTTATTACGCATAAAGGACATCTACTTGCAGAAAAAATAAATAAACTTTTGGCCTCTGATAAGTCCGAACTTATCAGTGAAGTTATGAATAACGTATCCAAAGTTACGGATCAAATAAAAACAAAAAATAAAATACGGAAAGCAAGTGATTCTGGAGAGTTTGCAAATTGCAGAAAAGGTATAATCCAAGTCCTTAAAGATAGAGGTGAAACTTTTTTGGAGGTTGGGGCAAATTACGTTAAAACTAAAAGAGGCATAGTAACCAAATCTGTACTGATAAAAAGATCAAGCGCCTTCAACATTATTGAATTGATAGACTTCATGCGCAGTACAGATTTGAAAAATTATAACGAGTTAATGACGCCGACGAAACGAAGCGGAGGACAAACATAATGGCTAAGTGGAAAGAAATACCGTTGGGCATACCGCTGAAACAGCAGTTCGATAACTTCGCCGCACTCGCCGCGCTTCAAGAAACTAGGCAAAAAGAATGTAGCCAATGCAGCGGAGAAGGTAAGGTCGAAACCGACGTGCCGCGGCCCGCGAACTTCGGACGTGACATAGGTGAGTTGTATGTCGAATGGCTGGCCTGCGAAGATTGCAACGGGTCAGGGAAAATTAACTTGGAAGATGATGGGGAAACCGATTAAACTTAAACATACTGGAGGAGAGGAACCATGGAAGAAGTAGAAAAAACCATTAATAAAATTTTGGAAAGTTGTCCAAAAGAAATGTCGCCCCCAACAATGTCTGCAATCATAGCAAACATCATCAACCTATATAACTTCTCGCACCTCTGGCCGCTGGTCGTCGCTCAAACAACCGCAATGCTCGAACTGCACCAATGCGAAGAAGATGCAACAGACGCGGTAGAAGATGCAGACGCCTTCCTAGATAAAATAACAAAAGGAAGCATGCACTAATGGATGATGAACGCCTGATAGACGTGGTGAAAGAAATCAAAAGACTAAGGGACGAGCTTTCCGAAAAACAATGGAACGATCTCGACACCGGATCCGTAGACCGCCGACTGCGGCACTTTGAAAATCTAGCAAGACAGGGAGAATTTTATGAGCCTACTTTCTGAACAAAAACTAACGCCGTTCCAAGAGA